GCTTCCCTGGTTATAACAAGCAGGTACGGACACCTGGGGGAAACAAAAAGTTTAAGGTTCTCGCAAAAAAAGGGGACCAGGTAAAGATTGTGAGATATGGCGATCCCAACATGACTATCAAAAAAGATCAGCCGGGGCGCCGTAAGAATTTTCGAGCCCGTCATAATTGTGACGCGGTAGAGAAGAAGAAAGATGTTTTCGCGGCCAGCTACTGGTCTTGCAAGAATTGGTAGAGGGAGAAGCCCGTGGGATTTTTTACAAATATGGCAAGACAATCAGCGCCCGGCACGCAGTTGATGAATCCAAACATGCCACCGAGTCCGCGGAACCCATACATCCCCACAAGAGTAAGCCCGCCTACTGGCGGACCTAGACTTGGGCAGATGCCACCTAATTTGGGTGGCCCCGGCCCCACAAGAATGCCCTCTCCAACGGGCGGACGTAATCAGCTTGGACTAGGGTTTATACCGCCTTCTAGCGGCCCCGAGCCCTTTGTCCCGGGCCCGTTTAACTTTGGTCCCCCAGCTCGCTCATCAAGCGGATTGGGAATAAGCAGTCTGATAGAACAGATTTTGGCAAGAAGGCGAGCGGCAGACAGAATCGCTGATCGGCGTCAAATGCAGCCTCCGCCGATGCGCATGCAAGAGGGCGGTATGATTCGCGACATGAGATTTATTGACGATAATGGCAACGGGATTGATGATCGCGATGAGGTATCCACCATGCCCATCATGCCTCCCGCCACGCAAGAATCTTTATTTGGCCCCGACGCTTCTGCTGTAATGAGAGAAGCAATGCTGGAGTATGGCGGCTCTCGCAGCCCTTATGAGGGTTTTGCTGAGTATTTTAGTCGGCCCGTGTTTGATCGCTCCACACCACAGGCGCCGCCGGAATCTACCCCAACTCCCGAGCCCGTACCTGTTCTCGGCGCTGACGATCCAAGAGCGAATCTAGATGATCGTATCGCGCAGCTGATGGACCCTAGCAGGCAAGGGCTGACTAGAGAGGAAGCTTTAGAGCAACAACTACGCTCCATCTCTAAGGGTTATGACATCAACAATGACGGCGTTGTGACAAACGCTGAGTTTCAGATGTCAATGAATCCAGACTTCACTGGAGTTGAGTCACGGATTCAAGAGCTGATGGATAGCGGGATGACGCGCCTAGAAGCCTTAGCCAAGCAGAGCTACGGCATTCAGCAGGGCTACGATTTGAATAATGACGGCATGGTCACTAACGCGGAATATGCAGAGTTTATGCGCGCTCAAGAACCTGGAACAGTTACCACAATGCCTGTCGGCACTCCTGTACCGTTGGAGGAAACCGACCAGCAGCTGACGTCTGATATCGCACCCACCAGCCCAGGGCAAGCTTTCCTCAACACGCTCGGGACGGTTCAAGGGGCGACACAAGCGGCAGACGCATCTCCACCAGTGGCCGACAGCGTGCAGCAGGCAATTGACGGCATCCGAGCGCAAGGAATACCTGGCATCTTTGGCGGCAATTTCGACCTGACGGCACTGCAAAAGCAAATCGCCGACTATCTGGAGTCTATCGGATACCAAGCGCCTGATGATTTTAGCAATAGAGAGCCAATGCCACGTCCACCGGGTGGTCGCAGAATCATTAGTGACCCGCGTCGCCTGACAGCGATACCGCCTATGAATTTGCCCGATTCTGGCGGCTTGTCCGCCCGAATACCAGCTTCGAGAAAGTGAGAGGTTAGGCACTCTATGGCTAAAGCAGTAGCTAAACGGAAGTTCGCTCCGGTGCCCAAAAATCGCAAAGGCACTCCGCTCAAATATCTAGAGGGATTGAGCGCGTCTGAGAAAAAAGCCAAAGAGGCTGAAATGAAGCGCACGGCCAAAAAGGCCAGGGAGGGTACGTTGACCAAAGCAGAAATGGACCGCATCTCAAAAGAGCGTGCAGCAAGAGGTATGAAGAAAGGTGGCTCAGCTAAGAAGGGCGGTGGCGGCACACCGGCGTGCGTCAAGAAGCACGCGAAAAGCAGCGGCAAATCAGTTTCTACACTCAATAAGGTTTACAAGCGCGGTCTTGGCGCTTATTACAGTAGCGGCTCTCGTAACGTCCCCGCCAGCGCATGGGCCTGCGGTAGAGTCCGATCTTTTGCCACTGGAAAGGGCGGTGCGCGTAAGGCAGACGCTGACCTTCTGAAAAAGAAAACGGGAGGCAGTGTGGAATTTGATGCGAAAAAATCTGACCTTAACAAGGATGGCAAGATCAGTAAGTACGAGCGGAAGCGCGGTGAGGCGATTGCTCGCAATATGCGTAACGGTGGGATGGTAGAGCTCCAGGCTCGAGGCTGCGGCGCCATGATGAACGCTAAGCGCAAGACCACCCGGGTTCCTAAATAACTGGAGATTTTTACCATGAAGATGAAAGCAAAAGGCATGAAGAAAGGCGGTGCGTCAAAAGGGCCGGCAAAAAAAATCACAATGAAAAAAACCGTTGTTGACGTGACTGCCCTCCCAGAGGCTGAGCGTAAAAAAATCGAGAAAATGTTACGCAGTGTGACTGGGGCTGCGATGACTAAGAAAGAATTAGAAGGAGCCATGAAAAATATTGGCTCAGGGATTGCTAAAGACGTAGATAGCTCTCTCAGTAAAAAGGACTCAAAGAAGTTGAGGGACCGAATGAAAAAGGCTCAAACAAAAAAGAAAGGCGGTGCCATGAAAACCAAGGGCATGAAGAAAGGCGGTGCCATGAAGTCCAAAGGTTACGCTAAAGGCGGTGCCATGAAGACTAAGGGCATGGCCAAAGGCGGCATGATGAAGTCTAAAGGAATGGCTAAAGGCGGCATGATGAAGTCTAAGGGAATGGCTAAAGGCGGCGCCATGAAAACCAAGGGCGGCAATAAGGGCGGCGTGAAACGAAACATGCGTCCACCGTCAAGCACGAAGAGCGGCCTTTACGGGAGATAGATGGCATATTTGCAAAGTAACGTACCTCATTTCAAATGTTGGGTACGCAGGGAATACACGCATAACCATCAAAAGTATCACGGCGAGTTTATCCACGCGATGGCGATCGCCGTGACTACGATGCCTACACGGTGCTTGAGTTTTCAGCTGATATTTACAGGCGCTGAAACTTATGACGATGATGATGAGCCTAACGTACATGGCGGTGCCATGTGGGCTCGCATGCCGATTACGGCATTGGTGGGTGACACGGCCTTAGAGGAGTGGCCCGAGCCAATGCCCGTGTGGGCGGCGCAGCCCTGGGACTGCAGCTCCCACCATCATGCTGTATATGTCCTCGACAGAGCCACCCCGTGCCCTTGGCTAGCAATTATCGACGGGGAAACTTACCCCGCCAAATATTATTTCACGGTGGATTACTCCGAGAACGAAATCGCCGACGATCCAGCGCAGCACAAACAGAGTCATGTGCTTGAGCTGTTAGACGCCGGGCTCTGGACGGGCAACATTGTGGCGCTGCCCAATAATCGCGTGAGGGTCACACACCCCGCCTGGTTTGAGACAGGAGAGGGGGCGCCTGACTTCCGCCCGTCACAACATATCCATTACAGCAAAAGTGACTTAGACTACACGCTTGACGTAAATCAAATTTTCAACAACCTCTACGCAGGTGCGGACGATGGCGACTAGCGGAAGCAAAGATTTTGAGCTCGACGTTGCAGACTACGTCGAAGAGGCATTTGAGCGCTGCGGATTAGAGCTTAGGACCGGGTATGACCTCAAGACCGCTCAAAGGTCGCTGAACTTGATGCTGGCCGAGTGGGCCAATAGAGGGCTCAATCAGTGGACAATCAAGGCCAAGACCATCGCGGCGGTGAAGGACACTATCACCTACGAGGTGGACTCCACTACGCCCACCAGCATTATTGACGTGCTGGATGTGTTTGTCCGAGAGACCATATCTGGCACTACAACCGACGTGCCGCTGAGCAAACTCTCTAGAGCCGAGTATGCTCACATCTCCACCAAAACAACCACTGGCAAGCCCAATCAATACTTTGTTGACAAGCAGATTAGCCCCACCATCACAGTGTGGCCGGCGCCTGACAAGAACAGTACCTACACCATCCATGTCAATGTGCTGGTGCGCATGGATGACGCAGATGTTGGGTCGAATACACTTGAAATGCCCTTTCGGTTTTTCCCCTGCCTGGCAGCGGGTTTGGCGTATTACATGGCGCTCAAACGTGCGCCTGAGAAAGTGCCCCTGCTGAAGCAGCTGTATGAAGAAGAGTTTGAGCGAGCCTTGAGCCAAGATCAGAGCAGAGCATCATTTAAAGTAGCGCCCGATCTCACAATCTACAGGATAGCGTGATGCCCTTTGCACCGGGCAAAAATGCTTACGGCATCTGTGACATCACGGGTTTTCGCTATAAGCTGAAAGACATGAAGAAGACGTGGGACGGTCTATTGGTCGGCCCTGATCAGTGGTCGGCCAAGCACCCGCAGCTCATGCCAAAACCTCCACCCATTGACCCCCAGGCAGTGCGAGACGCCAGGATCGATCCCTCTGCAGACGGCAACGATGGCAACTTTTTCATGGTGTACACTAACGTCGGCAAAGGCAAATTAGGCACCCAACTCACGCCGTTTGGGCTTACGGTCAGTGTCGGGACGGTGACGGTGACAACGACATGAGCTTTACACTCTCTACTCTCAAGACCGCAGTGAAAGACTATTTGCAGGTAGATGAGACAACTTTCAACGCCAGCCTAGACACGTTTATCAAAGAAGCTGAGAGCCGTATCTTTAAGCTGGTGCAGCTGCCAGAGCAGCGTCAGAATGTAACCGGCAACGTGACCGCGACTGTCAGGTTCCTGGCGACGCCCTCTGATTTTTTTGCCCCCTTCTCTCTGGCAGTGATATCAAGTAACAAATACCACTATCTTGAATACAAGCACCCATCGTTCATCAAAGAGTTTAGCCCTGACACAACGGTGACAGGGCGCCCGCGGTTTTACAGTCTGTTTGATAACACTGCTTTTGAGCTATCCCCGGTGCCAGACCAAAGCTACTCAATCGAACTACATTATCTACATAAGCCACCGTCGCTGACCGTGGGCACCGATTCTGGCAGCACTCTATTGTCTACCGATCATCCAGACCCCTTGCTATACGGCACATTGGTGGAGGCTGCGGTCTTTTTGAAAGAGCCGCCCGATGTAATTGGCACCCTCGAGCAACGGTTCAAGGAAGGTATTGCCAGAATGAAAAATGTGTCTGAGGGCCGCGCCACCAGAGATGAATTTAGATATGACTTGTTGAGGACAGGAGTGACGTAGAGTGTCTAGAATCAGGGATCTAGAAGGCAAGAAAGTAGCAATAATTGGATTAGGCGCATCACAGATTGATTATGTAATAGGCAGAGAAAACAGCGCTGTCTGGGATGAAGTCTGGTGCATCAACTCAAGTATTTCCGTATTCAAGTGCGATCGGGTCTTTATGATGGACCCAGCGTCGCGCTACCTCGACACAGAGGACGCTGGTAACCAAACCGACGTCATGCGGCGCCTGTTGCCTGACTTTGACCCTGCTATCCCAATCTACTCCTGCGAGCTGGATGAAAGAGTTCCATCGGTGGTGGAGTATCCCATCAATGATGTGATCGGAGATCAGAAATGCGCATATTTGAATACAACTGTGGCGTATGCGATTGCATTTGCCCTATATAACAAAGTCGGTCACATTGACCTTTATGGCATGGATTTTAGTTATAAGCACAATTTGCATTTCGCGGAGGCCGGGAGGGCGTGTGTAGAGTTCTGGGTTTCTCGCTGCATAAGCAATGGTGTGAGTGTCGGATGCAGCCCTAGGTCCGCGCTACTAGACAGTAATGTCGAACCGCATGAACGATTATATGGATATCACCGTTTAGATGATCCTCTTCTAGCGACGCCAGATGAGGATGGTCATTGGCTGGTCTGCAAGCGCAGCCAGTTTACTGAAGCTCAGGCACAGTACAATTTTCAGAAGGTAGAACTGCCAGCAGCACCGGAGCCGTACAAGGGATGATAAGCGCAAACGTAGGGGTAGAGGTGGGAACGGTTGGGGTTGCCACCTCCGACAATGGAGGTCACCCACCTGAGTTCTGGGCCAATCGCGCAATAGAGCAAATTGCGGGGATTTCAGAGAATGCTCCCCCTCACATACGCCAGCAGGCCGAGGCTTTCAGACAGCAGCTATATGAGGTAGTCTTGCGAAATATGAAGAGTGCGATATCAAGTGATCGCACGACTCTGGCGTATCTGTTGAACAGTCAGGGGCACGCTGATCTAGCTAAAATACTGAAGGAGCTCTAATGGCGATCTCAAATGCAGTGGCAAATTCGTTTAAACAAGAGCTTCTTGTAGGCACTCATAATTTTACTGCGAGCTCTGGCAACACTTTCAAACTAGCGTTGTACACATCCTCAGCGACTTTAGGCGCCAGCACTACAGCCTTTACAACGAGCCAGGAAGCGTCTGGCACCAACTACACAAGCGGTGGTAACGCCCTTACCAGCGTCACGCCAGTTCTGGCCAGCTCCACTGCGGTGTGCGACTTTGCAGACCTTACGTTTGGTACGGCGACTTTGAGTGGCGTCCGGGGGGCCCTTATCTACAACTCTTCTGCCTCAAACAAAGCGGTTTGCAGCCTAGACTTTGGCTCTGACAAATCGAGTACGGCAGGCAATTTCACTGTTGTTTTCCCCTCCCCCACAGCAACGGGCGCCATCATCCGGTTGGCATAATGTATGCCACTGCAAGCGATAGAGTTCCGGCCGGGGATAGACAAAGAATCCACTGATTATGCGGCGAAGGGCGGCTGGGTCGATGGCAACCTGGTCCGCTTCAGACAAGGGCGCGTGGAAAAAGTCGGTGGCTGGCGCAAGCTTGGAGAGAGCAACTACCTTGGTACTGGCCGCGCACTGCACGCATGGATAGCGCTAGATGGCACCCGATATCTCGGGATCGGCACCACCTTCAAATACTATATCGAGCTAGGCGACGCCTATTATGACGTGACGCCTCTGCGCCTTACCACGGGCGCTGGTGACGTTACCTTTTCTGCTACGAATGGTAGCAGTACGATCACCGTGGCAGACACGGCGCATGGTGCGGTGACGGGCGATTTTGTTACCTTTAGTGGCGCTGCCTCTCTTGGCGGTAACGTGACCGCTGCGGTGCTCAATCAGGAATATCAAATAAGCCTTGTGACCTCGGCAAACGCTTACGAAATCACCGCAAAAGATACAGCCGGCACGACGGTCACGGCTAATGCTAGTGACTCAGGGAACGGCGGTAGTAGCACGGTCGGGGCCTATCAAATTAATACAGGGCTCGATACCTATGTGATCGCCACTGGTTGGGGGGTCGGCACCTGGGGTGCTGGCGGTTGGGGCTCGGCCTCACCGATCTCAAATGTCAATCAGCTGCGCATCTGGACGCATGACAACTATGGCGAAAACCTGATTATCAATGTCCGAGGTGGCGGCATTTACAGGTGGCTAGAGAGCGATGGCACATCGACACGGGCCGTTGAGTTATCTGGTGTTAGTGGCGCTAACAAGGTGCCCACGAAAGCGCTGCAGGTGATCACCTCAGAGACTGACAGGCATTTGATTGTGTTAGGCGCCGACCCATTAGCCGGCGGTAGCCGGACAGGATCGGTAGATCCGATGCTTATCGCGTTTAGTGATCAAGAAAACGAATTAGAGTTTGAGCCGCTTAACACAAACAGTGCTGGTTCTCTCCGAATATCAAGCGGTAGCTTCATCGTTGGCGGAATCAAGAGCCGTCAAGAAGTGCTCATCTGGACAGACACCAGCCTGTACAGCATGCAGTTTATCGGCCCACCACTGACGTTTGCGGTGAATCTGGTCAATGAGGGGGCTGGGTTGATCGGGCCCAAAGCTGCTGTAGCGGCGCCCAATGGCGTATTCTTTGCGAGTAAAACCGGGTTTTACACCTACACCGGATCCGTACAAAAACTGCCGTGCTCAGTCCAAGAGTATGTTTTTAATGACATCAACCTCGGTCAGGCTTTTAAGTGCCACATGGGTCTAAACTCAGAATACGGGGAAATGTGGTTTTTCTATCCTAGCCTAGAGGACGGCACGGGCGAAATCAGCCGATACGTCATTTACAATTACGAAGAGAATCATTGGAGCATAGGGTCTCTCGTGCGCTACTCCTGGCTCGATGCTGGGATTGATGACACGCCTTTTGCGGCGGCTACCACAGACAGCACGCAATGCATCTTTCAGCATGAGACAGGGTACGACGATAATGAGTCAAAGATGTCTGGGGTGTTCGTAGAGTCGGCCGACATCGATCTTGGTGATGGCGAAAACTTCAGCTTTATCAAAGAGGTAGTGCCCGATGTCAAGTTTGTAATCGACGCGGGCATCAGCAACACGCCTGCAATCAACTTACTCCTCAAGCGGAGGAACTTCCCGGGCGAGGCGTTGGTGACTGACAGCACGACTCAGCTACTAACGGACACCACCTTCAAAAGTTTGCGAAGTAGAGCGCGCCAAGTAGTGCTGCGATTTGCCTCTGATGATGATTTGTCCGACACCGATGCCAAGGGCTACAAGTGGCGACTTGGCAGCACACGACTAGAAATACAGCCTAGCGGACGGCGCTGATGAGCGTCTTATTACCCACTCGTTTGCCTCTGGCACGGGGGGATGATCAGTCCGTATCCGCAGATACTTTCAATCGGCTAGTCAGAATTCTTGAAATTAATTTAGGGGGCGTCGATTTTTCTATTTCTCCCCACTTTAACGCCACTGAAATTGCAGAGCTACAATTTGCAACGGGAGCGATTATTTTTAATACTACGGAGCAAGTGCATCAGGCGTTTGATGGCACGCGGTTTAGAAATCTGTATGAGCACCAGACTTACCCGTCTGGCGTTTCCGCAGCCCTTGGCGTAGGCACAGTGACGGTGACCACATGAACACACTTCTGCAAGAAAGGATCGCAATGCTCGGGGCCTCACAGATGCCAATGATGATGGCAGAGGGAGGGTCGGTAGACACTGATTACATAGACATACAGGATCCAGCTGTTGCGCGAGGTTTGCAAGCAGCTGAGATGGCCCCAGCGCAAACGAAGGATGACGCCCTCACACAATCCGTACTCGCACTGATGGAGGCCCGCGATACCGCTGAAGATCCCACAGAGGTCAAGGTGGCAGAGGGTTTAGCGGAGGCCGCTGAGATAGGGGCACAGGCGCCGTTAGGTGATATGGCCCTCGAGTTGGCGCAAGCAGGCCGAGGCGAAGACGTTCTATTGGCGCATCTGACGCCTGGGGAGGTCGTGTTACCGCCCCAAATGATGGCCGACCCACAGTTTGAGTTGGCGGTAGAGAGACGGTTCCAAGAACTTGATCTCGATCCAGAGGCTTATGTAGCAGGCGCTGGCATCGCTAGTCTCAACCCGCTCACAGGTTTGGAAGAGTTTGGGTTTTTTAAAAAGACGTGGAAGAGCATTAAAAAGGTCGGCAAAAAGGTCATTAAGCCGATTGCCGATGTAGCTCAGTTTATACCGGGCCCTCACCAGGGAATCGCTGCTGGCATTTCACGGGCTTACTCAACGTATGATGCCTTTAAGGCTGGGAACCCAATAGCCGGTATCGCCTCATTAACAGCGCCTATGCCCGGTGGCGGCGGCAGTTTTGCCTCAAGCATCACGAATTTTTTCCGTAACCCTGGCGCAGCGATCCAAAGCGGTATTGGCAGTTTGCAGAATGTCATTGGCAATATTGGCGAATACATCATGCCCGGTGTAGATGGGGTGGGCCTCATTGACAATTTGGGGCAGACCATTTTTGGCAGTGACCCCGGGGACATTCTTTTCAAGGCGGGACAAAATAATCCGGCGATACGAGAGCAAATCAAGTTAGCAGGACAAGCAGGCTTGACCCCCGATGAGATCTTGATTGATTTGCAAAAAGCGGGCTTGATCAGTCCGTATGCCGGCGCTGGGGTGGTTGGGTCTATAGGTGAATTCATCACCCCCGGCGTCGATAATCGAGGGCTCGCACAAAATGTCACAGACTTCTTCGGCAACGTCTTGCAACCGGGGCAGCAGCAAATGGGCGGCGGAAACGCTTTCGCTAATGCTTTCGGCGGCATGGGTGGTGGCGGTGGCGGCTTCCCTGGCGGCATGCTGGGCGCTGCTGGCCTTGCCGGTCTCATTGGCAAATTGGCTTACGATGAGGCCAAGAAAATCAAGGGCGTACCTCTCACTCCCCTAACGCAAATGAACGCCGCGGGGCGATATAACATTGAGGCTGAGATCGCCAGAAGGACAGGACAGCCTCCGCCCAACCCCGTAGAGTTTGGACTGTTGCCGCAAGACACCATGCCGACACTAAGCGGGGGCAGAAGAGCTAGTGCTCCAGTGGTCGGTTATAGAGATGGCGGTAATGTAGAGAGCGCCATGTTTGTCCGCATGGACGGCGACATTGATGGACCCGGTACCGAAATCAGCGATGACATCCCCGCCATGTTGAGCGACGGTGAATTCGTGATGACCGGCCGCGCAGTGCGAGGGGCTGGTGCCTTCGATATGAAAAACAAAAACGGTGTCCTCACTTTGACGCCCTCACGGGAAGAAGACAGAGATCGGGGGACCGATTTGATGTACGAAATGATGGATGTATTCAGCGGTCGTGCATCAGCACCGCCGGCCGGTAAAGGGGCTTGATATGAGCAACGGGCCAACCACACAGACCGGAGAACTGCCATTCGTTGCCAACATCATGCGCGGCGACGTCAGCATGGACCCCGTCATTCAGCAATTGCTGTTTGGGCTGGACGGTCAGGGCGGCTTCTTACCTGGCGCCTTCCGCGCAGCGGAGAGAACTTTTTTCGATGAGCAAGGCAGACCCCTTGTCATTCCGCAAGAGATAGCGGGATTTAGTCCAGACCAAATAGCCGCTCAACAGTTAGCTAGGCGTAGTATTGGCTCGCAGCAGCCGTTTTTACGCGCTGCGGAGCGCGAGTTATTTGGCGGTCAACGTGATTTAGAGGCTGGTATACGAGACCAGTTGAGATCAGAGCAACGTGGTCTATCAACGTTGAAGCGGGGCCTCGGAGAAGCTATGGGCACGACGCGCCGTGCGACGGGTCGGTTCGGCGCCGATCTCGACGCTCTAGATCGCGTCTCTCGAGAGGGCGAACAGGCGCTGGGCCGGCGAGTTGATCAGGCGACCGGGACACTCCGCGGCGGCGTTTCTACTCTGGGCCAAGAACTCGACACGGCACTCGCCCGAGAGCAGCAAGCGATCGACCGTTTCGGCGGCGACTTGGGTGGCGCGTTAGCGCAGCGCAGGGCGGCAATAGGAAGTTTAGCCCCCGGCTTGGGCCGATCAGAGGCAGCTCTACGGTCGGCAGTCGGAGGGCTAGACCTTGGGCTTGGCGCTGCAGAGCGCACGACCGCTGCAGGATTAGGCGATCTTGGTCGAAGGCTTTCGGAGTCAGAGGCGCGATTACGTCAGACTACAGGCGGTTTCGATCCCCGAATGACAGCTGCGTTCTTCGATCCTTTTGAGGATCGAGTGGTGCAACAGACGATCGACGATGTCTTTGAGGCTGGTGAGCAACAAGACATCGCGCAGCGCGCCAGAGATATACAGACAGGCGGCGAATCGGCATTTGGCTCCAGAGCTCGCCTAAGCGCTGCGGAGCGCCGAGAGGCGTTAGGTAGGGGTCTGGCAGACCGATTGGCTGCAATACGCTCTAGCGGCTTCCAGAGCGCTGAACAGCGTGCCTTGAACGAGTTTGCGCGACAGCAAGAGGCGCAACGAGCTGCATCATCTGGACTCGCGAGTTTGGCCGGTCAGCGGTTTACCGCCGGCGAAAGCTTGGCGGGCCGGTTAGGTAGTGGCGCGCAGCAACGATTTACCGCAGGGAGTTCGCTCGCAGATCAGCTCGGGCGACGGGCGCAATTGGAAAGCGCCGCCGGTGAACGCCTAGCAGACTCACTGAGTGACGCAGCGCAACGCCGATTGGCAGCGCAGCAACGATATAGTGGGCAGATCGCTTCCCTCGCTGGCCAACGCTTTGCTGGCACCCAGGCCTTATCAGACCAAGAAATGAGCGCAGCAGAGGCGCAGCAACGGGCCAACCTGGCGCGCCAATCTCAAATGCAACAATCTGCATCCAGCCGTCTAGCGGCGCAGAGGCAGATGGCCCAGCAGCAAGCGCAGCAGGCTTCTGCTATCGCTGCGGGGTATGGCAACTTGGGTCAAGTACAAGGGCAGGCAGGCCAGACGTTGCAGCAGGGTAGACAAAGCCTGGCCTCGGGACTTACGGGGCTTGGAAGTCAGGCTCAGCAGGCTGCGGCCGCAGACATAGGCATGCTGACATCGATGGGTCAGCAACAGCAACAATTGCGACAGTCTCAGCTGGACGCGCAGCGCCAGGCACTACTGAGCGCTCAGCAAGCGCCTTTAGCGCAGTACACGGCCTTAATGCCGTTTGTGTCAATGGCAGGCCAGCAAACGGGCCCGAGCAAAACACAAACCGCATTTGCGTTGCCGCCCAACGCATTCAACGCTGCATTGTCAGCAGGGCTAGGGGCATTCGGTGCCTTTGGTCAATTCCAAAATCAGCAGCAAGCCTTGGCGCAAAACCAACAATTTCTGAATCAGCAGGCGCAGCAGATGGGCATGCCGGCGCCTCAACAACAGCAACCCGTTCCCCAGCAAGCACCGCCGCAAGGCACCACAACCTTAGGGCCTGCGATATTTATTCCGGGGCAGACACCCATGCCGCCGATCAATACTGATCAACCGTTCCGATTCCCGACTCCCGGGCAGCAATACCCAGCATGAGTATGAGCAGAGCGCAAATGGAAGAACAGATCAAAGGGTTCTCGACGGCGGGAGCGGTGAGCATTTTTGACACTCCAGCTTATCAAGATTACGAAGAGACCTTGCGTCAAATTAGAGAAAGAGATCGCACCGCGGCTGACGATGTGACTACCCGGGTCCAAGAGCTACAGAAGATCTTTCAATCGACCCAGCCTCGGCGCAAAAACATCTATGACCTAGCCACTGCGCTCAGCAAAGGCATAGCCGCAAACGCTGAGAATCGCGCCTCACCGCTGGGTTACGGGCTTGCGGCCGGGTTCAATTTATTTTCAGACGCCGCTGCAGAGACGCGCGAAGAGAAGCGCAAGCTTGAGCAAGAGCTCGGCATGCTCGCGTATAAGCAGTTGGAGCAAGAAAGGAAGGATGAGGCTGAAGTAGATCAGTTACTCGCGGAGCAGAAGCTCGAGCTGTTGCTTGAGCAAATGAAACTAGGCGGCGCTTACTTCCCAGGGAAGGATGTGAAGTCTCAGATACTCAATACATTGCTAAAAGGGGAGGCTAATCCCGCCTTCAAAGAAACGCCAGAGTATAAAATCGCGGTGGCAGAGTACGAAAAAATCACCCGCAACATCGTGCAAACAGAAAGCGGGGTTCAAATTATTGAGCAGGTTCCTCGCAGAATAGATGATATTTTTGGAGGCGGTGGCGATCCAAGCGGACAGGTCGCACCTCAACGCTACAAAATTCCTGCAGACAAAGTCAAAGGAGCGCCCCCTACGGTGCCTGGCTACACCTACATTGGGAAAGGCAAAGATGGCGATCATTACTATGAGCAAACAAGCCCATGACTGAATTTGATGCCAGCATATTTCAGCCTGTAACTGAAGAGGAGTATCAGTCTGCTTTTGATCAATCTGCGGTGAAGATCAGCCCGATTGAGGGCACAGAGAAGAAAAAGTCGCCTTTTACCGCAGAGCAAACAAAAGAGGCTTCTAGAGCGGTCCGCATGGAAGATGCTGCAAAAACAATGGCAGACCTAGAGGATAGCGGATTCAATTATGGTAACGCCTATGACGCGCTTCTCATCCAATATGGGCCCTTCATCCCCGACGTCTTTGAGCCTTTTTTGCACTCTTCAAAATGGATGCTTTACAACCGCGCGCTAGAGGATTACATACAGGCGCAATTGAGAGCAGAAACGGGCGCTGCAATTACTCAACAAGAATTTCCTATGGTTTTTAGGCGGTATGTGCCTTTGCCGGGGCAGGGGCCAGAGGAGATAGCTGACAAGAGAGCCGCTCGGTTACGAGACGCTCAGGTGGCTAAAAGTTTGGCTGGTGCGGCTTATGACCAGGCGAGGAAGGCCGTCAAGCCAGAGCAGCCTGGCAGCGTCACTCGCACCCAGGAGCAGGCCCTTGAGGAACTCAAGGAAAGGGCTAAAACTGATCCAGAGCTAAAGGCCAGATTGGAAATGCGAGGAGTAATATTCGATGAGTAACTCATCTTTGAGCACTCTGCCGGATGACATTTTGTTCGACACGGCATTCCCCCCAAAGCCGCCTGTCACTCCTGGCTTTACAAATATGGATGACGAAATGCTGCTCCAAGCTACAGAGCAGATGATGGACAGCAAGATAGACACCAAAACTGGTGCGCCAGCAAACGTGCGTGCTGCGGTATCTGCTGCGACACGACCAGCGAATCGGCTTGAGATCCTCAGAACTTTCTACCCTGACGCCATGCCTGTGGAGGTCTACGACCCGGCCTCGGGAGCAGCTAAATATGGGCGCGGTAATTTCATTTACAAAGATCCTCAGACCGGAGTGCCTACACTTTTCGATGAAGATCTACGGCTTTTCGGCGTCCCAGTGCCAGGTCTCCGTGACATCCTCGACGTGGGGCCGGAGATCGCAGAGACAGCTGGGGCGATTGGCGGCGCTACCGCAGGACTTGCTGCAGCCGGAGGCACGACTGTAGCAAGTGGAGGTATCGGGGCGGTAGCAGCTCCGGCATTAGTGATGGCCGGGGAGGGCGCGGGATCGGCAGCTGCGAGAGAAGCTTATCTCAGCATATTGCGTTACTTCAACGAAATCGAGGATCCGCGTACCGGCCTAGAGCAGCTGGTTGACGTGGGTACAACGGCTGGCATTAATGCCGTTGCCGGGCCGGTCGTTAACAAAATTGCTCAAGGGGTGAAACATGTCGCAGGCGCCCCAATCCGCTACGGCATCAACGCCATTAGCGCGCCGGCAAAAGAGGCATTAGATAAGCTGACCCGAGCTGGTGTGACCAATCCGACCGCGGCCCAGGTATCAGCGAATCCGGTGTTAGAGCTGATTGAAAACAGCGCGCTTATGAATTTGTTGCCGTCCTCAAAAATAATGCGGGAGAACGCCGCCAGGACAGTGAAGCAACTGGAAGAGAGAGCACTGGCGCTGGCCGATAAATTTGGCGGTCGCCGCAGTTTTGCAGAAACTGCGGAGAGTGTCGTAGAAAGCGCCCAAGCAGCGCGTGACCGATACGACGCAAAGCTGAAAACAATGTATGACGGTGTGCGCGATTTGATGCCTGACATCACGTCTACAGCGCCCAACACACGAGCCTTTATAGAAAAATATATAGCCGACTCACAGACGGCTACAGGTGCTCCCTTCTTGCATCCTGCTTTAGAACAAGCTGCGAAAGTGTTGAAAGACGCGGAAAATGGTGCGCTCACCTTCGATCGCTTGCGAGCTTTAAGAACGAGCTTGATGAGGGATTTGGATTCCGCGGTTTCCACTGGCGCCAAGCTCAACGCTCAACAGGCCAAGCAAAAAGAGCTAGTGGGTTATCTCACGAAAGATATTGATGCTCTGGTAGAGGAAGCTGCCGTGCGTCTGCGGCAGGGCGACTTGTTTGAAGAGGGTGCAGAGGGCGTTGTCGATCGAGCCAGAGATATTGAAAGGCTGTACTCAGAAGCCAATGCCTTTGTGAAAAAGAATCAGGGCCCCGGCGGGTCCATCCGCTTCATTGACAAGGTGATTGCCAAGGGTGGTGACGAGGCACGGCTGGCTCTCAATTTGGTTAAGCAAGGCATGGGTGAAGGCGGTGATCGCCTAGCTGCATTGCGAGATAAATTTACTGAGGAAGAATTTGAGGTTTTAACGGGATACATGCTGGGCAGCATGGGTCTTCCAAACTTTGGCGCCAGGGGAGCCAGAGAATTCGCAGAAGAAGGGGTAGAGCAAACGGGAGCGGAAGCTCTGGAACAAGCTGGTTTCAGCGCCAGCAGGTTCTATAAAAACTTCAACAGTCTGTCGCCAGAGGCGCAAGACATTTTATTCCGCGGAGGTCGGTACAAAGAGCTCAGCTCAGCAATGAATGACCTCACCTTCGCGATCGGCCGAGTTGCTAACACCGCAAAAGCGATGAACAACCCCAGCGGCACTGCCCGGGCGGTCTATGCGCTTTCACTGTTTGCGCCCTTTGGCGCAGAGATAGCCGCAGGCGCTACTACCGGGTCAGACGGCTTTGAGTTCGGCTTTGGATCTTTGATTGCGCCGTTTGCTATGGCCAAGCTGTTGACGAGCCCTCGGTTCGTTAAATGGCTGGCAGAGGGTGTGCAGACTGCTGCCTACAACCCCAACTCATTTGGTCAGCATGTCCGGCGCCTGGTGCAGATCTGGGAGGTAGAGCCCGAAATACGTGAGGAGATCCAAGCCATTGTAAGTGGAATGCAGGGCGAGACGTTGGAGCCGCTGGCATTTGAGGGGTCCGCGTCAACGCCCTCAGTTGCAGCGATGCCAGAAGACAATGAGATGCGGTTCAGAGAGTCGGTGCCGAGCACAGTAGCTGACAAGCTGCTGCCCTCGAGAGAGGAAATGGAAGGCCGCATGGCTGACATCGCGGCGTCTCAAAGTGTCTTCGACCCTTTGCCCTTCATGGAGCCTGTCAGTGCGTCTGAGTTCCAGGCAGCGATGTCACCTTCGCCACTTTCTCCCACTTTGCTACCGGACGAGGAAGACAGGCTTATTGCTGCTCGGCAGGCAGGGATTGGGCAACTTCTGGCGTAGGGGAAACTGTGTCATCAAGAGAAAGGCGTCCCACTATGAGGGCGCTCTCTACACTCCAATCGAGCTCATAGCCCATCAGCAAATCGCCGGTGTCGATTACAAGATTTCGGCTCATCAAACGCATCAACGCCATTTGCTGGTGTAGCGTCATGCGGCTGAATAGATCGATTATTTCCATGCTCTCGAGTACCGGCTGGTAAGCCTGAGGCACCTTTTTTTCTTTGCTTTTAAAAAGCTTCATTAATCCTCCAGACTCAAACCAAGTCGATCGAACTCTTCCTCAATCAACATTCTCAGCTGCGTAATCTTGGACCGACGCTGATCCGCACAAATGCGTGAAAGCATTTCGTATGTAACGGGATCGACGGCCAGGGTTTTACGCTGCTCCCGATTTGCGACCGGAGTAGTTACTGCTTCTTCCATGTCTAATCCCTCTTTGATAACCTACTGTTACAACGAATAGTACCTTGGCACAAACGTATGCACAAGTTCGATAATTACTTGCTTTCGATGCGATCCCACTGGATGGTGCATCAGCCAGTGTATGAGGCAGCGCAGGCATCATTGCCCATGATTGCAAGATATCAAGCAAGCCGCGGGATGGAGGATCTCGAGCAGCTGCCGATCAAGTCGCACATCAAAAAACTATTCCCAGATATTTACCGGGCACCGCTGCTTCGTCGGCAGTATTGCAAAATGCTGGTCGAAGAGATAAAAGAGATGAAGGAGATGGGGCTCTTCGAGGTCAATGATGAAGAGGACCAGCTGCGACAAATCCCAGAGATCGTGCTGAAAGACAAAGTGCCCGAGCTCTACCGGACCATGTTTTTCTGTGTGCGAAGCGTGCTGCAGCCAATCTTCTTTCAGCTCTACCAGCGCAACTGTGCAGACATTGCCTCAATACAGCTGGCTAACTACAACATCCGCGACAAGCAACAGGGCGCCTGGCACCATGATGAAAGCGCAGACATCAGTGTCGTGGTGCCACTGAATAGCGGTGACTACGACGGCGGCGGAACAGAGTTTCACGGCGCTGGCAAACTGAAGCCGCTGCCTACCGGGCACGCGCTCATCTTCCCATCATTTACAAAACTGCACCGCGGGTTGCCGGTCGCCCGAGGCGATCGTTATCTTCTGGTTTTCTGGCTGTATGACCGAGATCGGCTGAAAGAGCGCACTAAGCTATTGTTATCTAAATGAAAAATAATTGTTGCAAACTGTTGCACATCGACACGGTAACTGTCATACTCCTCTTGTGGTCGGGATGGTCCTGACCGAAAGGGAAAAAGACATGGTTAAGTTGAAAAAAATTGATAAGAGCGTTTGGAGCGTGGCGAAAGACCCCAGCATCAGAGTATACAAGTGCACCAAGCGGTTTAGATCAGGCGAGTGGTATGTCACGCAAAACGGTAACCAACTCTTATGGTCACACTATAAGCATGTGATTCTGCAAGATTTGGAAGAATTGAAGCCAGAGCTGGCCGCGTAAGCGGCCCGAACCAAAAGGTAGAAGATCAGGCCGCGTAAGCGGCCGTTATCAGGGAGCAACATCATGCAATTGAGCAACTTAGTGGTAACCAAAATTGAAGAGTTTGAACACCATCGCGGTGTGGCGTGGGAGGCAGAAGTATCACTCGACGGAGAGGTTGTGTTAGTGGCTTCAGACAAGGGTGATGGTGGATGTGTTGACTTGCGCCTCCAGGGAAGCAAGCGACAAGATCACAAGTGGTTGCGAGAGCTTGAAGATTTCTGTGACGCGAAAACCACAAGCTTTGAAACTCTTGGAAGCGCTATCTGTCAGGCTGACAAAGGCGACAATCTTGAAGATGCGTTAGACGCTTGGATGACTGTATGGGCAGAGTATCGCGGTGGCGATTATGGAGTAGACAGTGTTTAAAGTAGGCGACCAAGTTAGAAGCAAAGTGGACTCCAAGGCTATGGGTGCAGAGTGGCTTGCAGTGATCATCGAAAAGGTGAGCGAGGAATGTTTCATCACCGCTGGAAGATGGTTTCCTTACGCAAAAGATGACCCGCGATACGACGAGTCAGCCATGCTGAACCCCAACACTTGGGCAGACTTCGATCCGGCTGACACTACGATGTCTGCGATGCAGTTGCGGGCTGCAAGTCTTGAGCATGCTGACCAAGATTCGTTGGTGCATATCAGAAGTGCAATCGAAAATGTGGGTGGCATTGAAGAAGAAGTGTGGCGAGCCTATCAAGTAGAGTTTCACGAGAGGAGTCGTGGTCCGGCATGGGTGCCAGAATTTAGGCACGGCGTCTGTGTAGATGAAGTTTATGTGGAAGGCACCGCCTCTTTCAGTAGAGCTGATTGTGAGGACAATCTCAATCGCTGGTAACTCTTAAAAGGACAAATCCATGAGGTATGGTTCAGTCTGTAGCGGCATTGAGGCCGCTACTTCCGCTTGGCACTCACTTGGTTGGGTGCCTTCTTTTTTTTCAGAAATAGAAGAATTTCCGCGTCGAGTGCTAGAGCATCATTATTCTGATGTGCCGCTACACGGCGATTTCACGACTATCGGAGCAGATGATTATGGATCAATTGACCTTCTTGTCGGAGGAACCCCCTGTCAATCCTTCAGTGTCGCAGGACTTAGAGGGGGAATGGACGATGAGCGCGGTAACCTGGCGCTCGAATATCTTAGGTTGGCTGACAGAAAAAGGCCCCGCTGGCTGGTCTGGGAGAACGTCCCTGGCGTGTTGTCTTCAAATGGAGGACGGGACTTTGGCGCCTTCCTCGGAGGCTTGGCCGAACTCCGGTATGGGTGGGCCTACAGAATCCTTGATGCTCAGTACTTCGGAGTTCCCCAGCGGCGCCGCCGCGTCTTCGTTGTCGGATATTCTGGAGATTGGCGACCTGCCGCCGCGGTACTCTTTGAGCGCCACAGCCTGCAAGGGCATCCTGCGCCGCGCAGACAGGAAGGGGAAAGAGTTGCCCCCGCAGTTACGGTCGGCCCTCCTTTCAGTCGCACAGGGAACGAGCGAGTAGAAGCGGAAGCCATGATACCTATCGGAACTGCTCACACACTGCGAGGTGAAGGCTTCGATGCGAGTGAAGATGGCACGGGCAGAGGAACCCCATTGTTGCCGGTTTATCTACCGGACACCGCCAACACACTGACAAGCCGCATGAGTAAAGGCATTAACACAGAGGTAAACGAGGGACAGACGCCGCTGGCTTTTCAATCAACCGCTGGGGGTGGCGATGCACACGCAGCAGGAGAAGACGTGTCACCCTCGTTGAGGGCGGCTGATCCTATGGCTATAGCAATTCACCCTCATTGCGTTGGCAGAAAGCCAGAGGCGGGGCCGCAGGGCAAGGACTATATCGACGATGGGTCTGCCTACTGCCTCGATTCTCGAGGCGGTAGTCAGGCCGTGGCGCTACAGACTGCCAATACCAACGCAAACGGTCGCGGCGTCTCAGAAGAGACCGCCTACACCCTGGACTCTGCAAACGGACAAGCGGTTGCTCATGGCTCGCATTGGGATACGCTAGACAATCCCCACCCAACTCTCAATTCTGGTGCGAGCGTGTCAGGATCGCCAGGATATTCAGATCAAGAAATATTTTCGCAAGGCGGAGCAGGATTAGTTCCCACGGCTGGCTTCGCTCAAAATTCGCGCGATGAAGTAAGAGAAATGCCGTACTCAGGCGCTTTGTCTGCAGACCCCGGCATGAAGCAGACAACCTATTTGCGCCAAGGCTTGAGCGTCAGAAGGCTGACACCGCGAGAATGTGAGCGGCTGCAGGGTTTTCCGGACGATTACACCATGATCAGCTACCGAAATAAGTCAGCAGAGAACTG